CTTGAACCTGGCAAAAATGCTCAATGCGGCGGAATTCTGTATAGCATCCGCGCCGACTGTGAGAGAATTGAACACTTGCACAGTGAGCGTTCCTTGAATATTTGTTGGACTAATACCCAACGGAATATTCAACTTATTCAACCGATGAACATATGGTATTGTAAGCACAACACTTCGTGCCCCACCTGCAGACATTTTGGTATGCACCGTCGTTGTTTGCGACGTTCGTGAACTTTTCACATGTAAATTGACATTCGTTGGAGTCATCTCCGGAACGAAGTATGCTATCACACATCCCTGCTGGAATGGTTGTGACTGCAACTCGAATCGAATCTCAATATCTGAGTGATAGTAAATGAACGGTGCAAACGCTGTCGCCGCAACCGGACCAATAACGGCCCATGGGAGTTGACCCTGGAACAGAACATGAGTAATGTCATGTGACGTAGTCCAAGACAACGGAGTTGTTGTAACCAACTCCCATCTTTCTGCAAGTGAGACAAAAGACTGCTGCTTCTCCAAATTGTCGACAACTGACTCGACAATTGGCCTTCCACCATCTGCATTCTTCACCTCATCGGTTTCACTAAACCCAATGCCCTTCATCATCTGGGCATGGGCTTCTTTTGACTTCTTCTTCACGGCCGAGAAGTCTCGGGGGATGACCCTCGGAACCTGGAAAACATAACCAAGTCTAAAATCATCCCCCCCCGCAACATACAACTGCGCTGGACCGTTGCTGGGATCAGCAATAAGAAAACCAGGATTGGTTCTCTCTGAGGAATCTGATCCCTCAATTGGTACGCAAAACATCTTGTATTGCGTTACTGGTGGCGTTTGGAACGAAAACTCTCGTCCGAGGCTGCAATAAACCCCTGGACCGGTTCCCGGTGTTCCACTCGCTGGTGTAAGTCCACCATAATCGAACAGCTGGCTAAAAGCAGGAAAGTATCCTGCTTCATCATCTTCGGTCATATAACAAAGACGAATATTTGGGCCGGCTGGGATAATGAACCGAACACTTCCGTACCAGTAACGATACATCCGCGAATACCAATACACATTACCACAAGGCTGATTTCCTTGGATATCGATAAATTTGTTGAGGAGGAAGTTGGTTGCAACTGGTTGACCTCCCCAAACTGAAAACAAAATCGAATATCTCTTCATCAGATCACACATATCTGATTTGTCTTGCCTCGTGATAACTGTGGCTCCTTGCGATGCTGGCTTAACCTCCATGGTTGGGACATTCTCGTCGGTTGCGACGAGAGTTTGTTCCGCTGAG